GTGTTCGACACTTATACATACAAGGTCACGTCGATCATTACGAACAGGAACACGAATCAGCCAACCAGCCGTTCTACGACAACAGTATTTGTCTCTTCGTTTGCCACAAACCGTGCCACGACGACAACCTTCGATACCAGCCGCGTGACGGTGTTCGTAGTTGTTCCGACGGTGTTCTTGACTTCGTTCGGCACTACAACAATGTCTCCGACAACCTACCAGACTGGTTATCCAACAACCAACAACACCGGTACTGTCTACGACACAGCGTACCAAACTTCACGAGAAACTTCATTGGCAACGGAAACAGACATCACTCTGTTTGACTTCTAAGATAGGCTGAAATGAGCACTAACATCCTTTCAAAATTCAAGCAGAATGAGATTGCTGACTTCATTGAGAGCATCAATTCACCTGTCAGATCAATCAAGATTCTGTCTGCTGGTTCCGAATATGCAAATGGTGAAGATGTAGTTTTCACCGGAGCTGGCGATCTTGCATCAGCCAAGGTCTTTACTGACAGCAGTGGTGCTATCAAATACATCGCCATCATCAACGGTGGCGATTACATGATTGCTCCGACACTTTCGGTGAACACGGCTAATGGAATTGGTGCTGTTATCCAGCCAGTTCTGGACAATGACAATTTCTATGTGTTTGCAGGTCGTCCACTGCCTTACACGCCAGACGACAATGTTCCTGATCCGAACTACGAAAACGTCTACGATGGATACAATTTCCAGTACGATCAGATGTACTTTGGAGTCAAGGTCAGCAACACAGATGTAGCATACGTTGCGCCGAAGTTCTCTTGGACTTCTGGCACGGTGTTTCCGGAGTATGACGACAAGGATGTCAACCTTCCTGGATCAGACTTCTATGTGGTCACCAGCGCGAATGCTGTGTTCAAGTGTATCTACAACAATGGCGGATCGCCTTCTACAGTAGAGCCATCCAACACACAGAGCTTCGGTCTTCCAGCTACGCAGTCTGATGGCTATCGTTGGAAGTACATGTATACTATCACTGGTGTACAACAGACCAAGTTTGGAACATCCAAATTCATTCCAGTCGTACAAGATGGTAATGTTGTTGCGAATGCGATTTCGGGCGGCATCTTCAACATCAAAGTTCAATCAGGTGGCGCTGGCTATCCAGCTTCTGTTGGACAAATCATCGGAATCAACGGAACGCAGCTGGTCATCTCAGCTAATGCGACACTGATTACCAACTACTATGCCAACAGCACTCTGACTGTATTCGGTGCTGGTAACGAAGTATCCAATTGGCGTATCATCCAGAGCATGCAGGTTGGTTCTAACAACGTCATTATTCTGGCCAACACATTCAACGCGAATCAGATTTCGGTCGGATACAACTATCAGATCGCTCCAACTCTTAATGTTGTTGGAGACGGTTCTGATTTTGAAGGCTATCTAGTCATGAATCAACAGAGTCAGTCTATTGTCTCTGTGGAAATCGTTGACTCTGGCGAAGGCTACAACATCGCTGATGCCCAGGTGATTTCTGGTGCAGGATTCGGAACAGGAGCTAAGCTTCGTCCTATTATTTCTCCGCCTGGAGGACACGGTGCCGATGTTTATGGCGAGTTGTATTGCCAGTATCTTGGAATTTCTGGCCAGTTCTCCAACAACATGGGTCTCCCGGATGATGTGACCATCAGAACGGTCGGTCTTCTGAAGAACCCAGAAGTACACGGTTCAAATAACACGCTCTACACCAATTCTGTGTTTGTACAGACTGTGGCGCTGCAAGTTGCTAATACCACTTCTTCGATGTTTAGCATCGGTGAAGAAATCATTGGCAACGTTTCTCGCGCACGTGGTGCTGTTGCTCTTTGCAATTCGTCTGTTGCAGTGATCACTGGCTACACTGGTACATTCCTTTCTGGCGAAACACTTAATGGCCAGAGTTCTGGAGTCCAGTTCATTTTCAACAGTGCCAATACTGTTCCAAACGTAAAACTCTATTCTGGCGACATCCTGTATCTACAGAATATCGCCGCAACACAACGCTCTCCGACCTCTTCAGAACAATTGAAGATGATCGTGAAGCTTTGAGAGGATTGTAATACATAATGAATGTTTGTTACGTTTATTGGATCCATCTACCGAACTACAGTGATATTTTCTCTGAGGGATATGTAGGAATAAGTTCCAGTCCAAAAGGCAGATTTGTTGATCACGTCAAACTTCCGCGAAATTTGAAATTGAGAAATTATTTGAACAAACATCCAGAAGCGATGATGACAATTATTCTCAAGTCTACAAGAGAAATGTGTTTGCTGATTGAACGAACACTTAGACCATCACGTGACATCGGTTGGAATATAGCAGAAGGTGGCGGTGATCCACCAAATCAAAAATCTGTATCTAAGAGTAAATTACATCGGCAGAAGATTGGTGATGGTAATCGAGGCAAGAAACATGATTACCTTGCAGAATACAACAGAATTCACAAACGTGCTGCCATGACAGGAACTGCTTGGTATTACGATCCAGAAACCAAAGTAAGCAAATATTTCATTCCTGGAACCCAACCACAAAATTGGATTCGTGGACGATTTTCTAGAACAAGGGTAGTTTCGTGACGCTTGATATTCAAAAATCAATTTTGGCTAGTGCTCCATATTGGGACGACTACAACGAGAACAAGAACTTCTACCGTATCTTGTTTCGTCCGTCCGTCGCAGTACAGGCTCGCGAGCTGACACAGCTACAAACCATTCTCCAAAATCAGATCGAGCGTTTCGGTGACAACGTTTTCAAGGACGGTTCTATTGTCCAGGGTTGCTCTATCGAATACATCACCGACCTTGAATACGTCGGTGTAGAAGATCAGTTCAACAATGATTCATCTCTCGCTCAGAACGACGCACGACTGATTGGCGCAATCGCTATCGGTCAGACTTCTGACGTCCAGGCACTCGTAGTAGAAACCCAGGCTGGCTTCATTCGCCAGAATCCTGGTCGTTTCTTCATTCGCTACACCAAGCCTGGTATCAATGGACAACGCACATTCCTTGCGGGCGAACAGGTCAACATCTACAACGAAAACACATCGTATGTAGAAGACGTCATCCTGAAGGTTGACAACGCAACTCCTTTCTCCAACGCTCTTGGTCTTGCTGTAACCGCGACTTCAGCTGCTAACACGGCAAACGTCACTGCTCGTGCTATCATCGTGGATGTTTCGACTGCGAATAACACGATCAAAGTTAACAACATCAAGCGCCGTTTCAACTCGACTGATACTGTCTATCTGAACTCCAACACTGGAGCAACAGCAGTTATCGCCAACGTTGGTTACGACGTTTCTTCCCTTTTGGGAACCATTAACACTCTGACATCTAACACCGATGGAATCGCGATTGCTAACAGCAACATCGCAGGTTTCTCCTACGGTGCTCACGTTTCTGATGGTATCATCTATCACAAGGGCTTCTTCATTCGCGTCGATTCTGGTGACATTATCGTCAACCCGAATTCGAACGATCCGTCGAACTATCTGCTCGGCTTCGTGACTGATGAAAACATCATCACCGAAACCACAGATTCGACTCTGTATGATAACGCTCTCGGTTCTACGAACTACAACGCACCTGGTGCACATCGTCTAAACCTGAAGAGCTCACTGGTTGCCAAGCTGGCCAACACCGTTTCTAACACGGATGTTTTCTTCCCAGTAGTCACCTTCTCCAACACTGGTGTTGCTTATGATCGTACCGATCCGCAGTATGCGGCACTCGGTGATTCGATCGCACAACGCACATACGAAGAGTCTGGTCACTTCATCGTCAATCCATTTGGTATTTCTTCGGCACCAGACAACAGCAATGTTGATGGTGTTGTGTACGAAATCACTCCTGGTCTGGCGTATGTCAAAGGCTATCGTAACCAGCTTTTGACCAACCTTCCGGTCAAGGGTCGTCGTGGTACTGACACTACTTCGTACAACAACCAGATTGTTACGATGTCTTATGGCAACTATGTGGAAGTTAAGGAAGTGCGTGGTTACTTCCCGACTGATCACGCTTCTGTTGTCAACTTGTACGCGAATGCTCAGTCAGCTGTTTCTAACAACCTGACATCCAATTCTGCGACTTCTGGCACGTTGGTCGGCACCGCGAACATTCGCGAACTGATCTATTCTTCTGGTACCAAGGGTTCAGCAAACGCTGTATACAAGGCTTATCTGTTCAACATTCAGATGGCTAACAGTTCGTTGAGCTTCTCGAACGTCGCTTCTCTTGCATTCACCACCGGAACAACTGGTAATGCTTTTGCTGACATCGTTTCTACGCCAGCAACGCTTCAGGAATCCTCTTACGTTCCGATGCTATTCAGTGTTGGCGCAACAGCAGTCAAGACTCTTGCTGATGCTAACAATGTTTCTGAGAGCCAATACTACTACACTGCTGCCAACACTTCGACATCAATCGATTCTGGTGGCAACATCGTATTCCGTGTTCCATCTGGTGGCGGCATTCTCGGATTCAGCGATGGTTCGGACATTTCCGAACAGCACATCGATGTAGTCGCTGGCGCCAACATTACCTTCGCTAGCATCACCACGACAGCTAATCTGTATGCCAACGGTGTTGTAACTGCCGCAGGTCTTGGTGGATTGGTTCTGCCTGGCGAAAGCATTATTCATGGTGCCAACCTTTATCTGGTTGATATGACGATCGATGCCAACACGGTTTCGGTTGCAAACTCTATCACTCTGGTTGCAAACACTGGCCAAACGCTGGGTCGTATGCATCTTGCCGGCTCTCTGATTTCCTTGTCTGGTACAGGTCGTACTCTTACGATCAATGCTAACAACCAGGCAACGATTTCTATGGGAGCATCTCCGAACAATGCTCCAGTCGCAATCGACCTTCGTTTCTACACGTTGCAGAACCAGGCGCTTCAAATCAAGAAGCAGGTTCAACGCGGAACCACCGTCATTGTAACCACTGCTAACACCGGCACCGACGTTGGTCCTTGGAACCTTGGTGTTCCTGACGGTCTGCGCTTGGTTGGCGTGTACATCGCTACTGGTTCCAACAGCTCTCTGGCAACAGCAGACCTAAACAACAACTTGGCAAACAGCTTCTCATTCGACAATGGTCAGAAAGACAGCTTCTACGATCACTGCACACTGAAGCTGGTTGACAAGTCTGATGCTAACAACATCGCCAACAGCTCTCTGGTTGTTGTATTCGATCACTTCATCGCCAACACAGCAGCTGGTAAGGGATACTTCTCTGTAGACTCTTACCCAGTCGATGACACTCTTGGCATGGATGCGAATGTATCGATTCACACGTACGAAATCCCTTCGTATTATTCAGCATCACTGAGCAAGACGTTCGATCTTCGTGATACAATCGACTTCCGTCCGTACAAGGCAGCTACTGCGAATGTCACAACCGACATCCGTGCTGCAACATACAACCCAGCAACAACCAACAACTTCGACGCTAACACTTCTGCATACAAGCCGTTCCCTGGCGAAAACTTTGAACTGAATTACACGCACTATCTCGGTCGCGTGGACATTCTGACACTGACTCCAGCAGGAACGTTTGTCATTGTTGAAGGTGTTCCTTCTCTAACGCCAATCGCTCCAGCAATCAGCAATGATTCGCTGTCGATTGCTCAGATCGTTGTTCCTCCATATCCGTCGCTCACCGACCTGGAAAAGAACAACGCCAAGACTCCAGCATTCAACATTACGATCAGCGTTCAGAGTCACGAACGATTCACGATGAGCGACATCGCTGCTCTCGAGAAGCGCATCGAACGTCTTGAATATTACACCACGCTGAACACACTTCAGCTGGCGGCTGCTAACACGTCCAT